GCTCGTCGCCGCGCAGCACCGCTGCCGGCTCATACGGTTGGAGCTGCTGCGGCAAGCCGCGGCGCTGGTTCGACACGTACTCGAACGCGTTGCCTAGGCCGCGCGCGACTGGGGGAAGCGCTGCGCCGAGAGCGGCACCAACGCCAGCACCCTGCGCGCCGGAAATCGCCCGTTCCTCGAACGTGTCGCCTTCGCCGGCACCATAGAGACCGCCATAGGCGGCACCCGTGAGGCCGGTATTGATCATCTGCGATCCGAGGCTTTGGCCTCGGGCGAGATTGAACACGCCGGCCGGCGCCGACATCACACCGCCGATGAGCTTCTGCGCCCCTCCAGTCGTCACGTCGCCGATAATGGGCAGCGTGCCGAGCTTGGTGCTTTCCTTGTCGACCTTGCGGAACCGGGCGTTGGCGAGATCCTTGGCCTCCTGATAGGGCATGCCGATCCGGCCGCCGGAGACCGAATGGAGTCCCTGCTGCAACCCGCCCTCGATCTCGTCGATCCATGAGCCGATGGGTGTGCCGCGGACGACGTTGGACAGCAGCGAGCCGGGCGCAAACTTCTCCTCTGCCGCGCGCTTGTCGGCCCATGCCGCCATGGCCTTGCGCTGCGCCTTGGGCTCCATCTTCTCAAGGTCGGCACGGATGGCAGCATCCGGCCGGTTCAAGTCGAACGCAGGCTCTGCGGGCGCCGCCGGTTGAGACGTTGGTGCAGGCTTGTTCTTGATGAAATCAGACATGACGCGCTGGATCGTGCCCGCGTCCGTCCCCTCTGGAAATTCGATTTCTGCCCCGTCAGGAGACCTTACTTTGATCGCCATCAGCGCGGCCTCAGTTGCCCGGTTGCGGGATCAAAAACGTAGCTTCCTGCCGGAACAGCCGCCCCGCCGGCCCCGCCTTGCGGTCGCACTGGCATATTCGGTTCGCCCGCCGCCGCCTTCTGCTCGGCGAGCGCAACGAGCGCCTGCACCTCCCAGCGCCGATCGTCGAGCGCCTGCTTGTATTCCGCTGTGCCGACGCGAAGCTCTTGAAGCCGTGACAGCGACGCCGTGGCCTTAGCGCCTTCCGCCTCGGTAATCGCGCCGCCGCCGCGCAGACCCGCGTAGGCTTGCAAGAACGCTTTGCCCTGCACCTGATCGATACGGGCCGCAGATGCGCGGGATTTTTCGGTGATGTTCGGCAACCACGCGCTCAGACCTTCCGTCATTGCGGGCAGGTTATCGTCCTTCTCAATGGCATCGATGGCGTCCAACATCATGTTCGCGTTGGTGCGGACGGCCGGCAGATCGACCTTGGCCTTGCCGGCGCCCTGGCCTTGCTCAGTCGCCGCCGCCTTACGGAACGCCAGCACCTCGGCCGGAACTGGCGTGACGTTCGGCGGCATCTGCGACGCCACCAGCTTACCGTCGCGGCTCGCCTGCATCGGAACATAATTGCCCTTATCGTCGGTGCCCCACGTGATCTGCTGCGCGGTCTGGCCGTTCATGTCGCGCTTCTGCTTCATCCAATCTTGGAAGCCGCCTGGGAAGCCGTTGTTCTTAGCGTACTGGAATTCGCGGATGTCGTCGGTCGTCGCCGGCTCCATCGCCTTTTTGACCTGCGCTTCCATCAACTGCATCTTGAGCGGTGCCATCTGGCGTTCTTGCTGCGCCTGATCCACCTGCGACTGCATCAGCATTTGACGCATCGGCATCATCGCGCTCTCGTTGGCCAGCCGCTCCCGCGCCATCGCCCCTTGGCTTGCCGCCTGCTCCACCTGAGACTGCATCAGCATTTGGCGCATCGGCATCATCGCGCGCTCGTTGGCCAGCCGCTCCCGCGCCATCGCCCCTTGGCTTGCCGCCTGCGAGCCCTGCATCAGCCCCGTACCGATATTCGGAGCGCCGAGCACAGACGCCCCCATCATAAACAGCGGCGAGTTGAGCACGCGATCGAGGTAGCCCGGCTGCTCCTGAGGGTTCACGTAGGCATTCGAGAGGGCCATGGGTGGCGAAGCTCCTGAGAGGCCGCCGCCGGGTGACGCAAACGACCCTTGGCGCGGGATGTTGGACGTTCCGGCTTCGTAGGCTGCCATGGCGTCCATGAGGGCGGGACGATGCTGCGCGGTTAGCGGCGCGTTGGGGTCAACGCCGAGCTTCGACGCAACCGTCTTGATATAGAGGCCGGTTGAGTTGTTATCGACGTTGGGCGGCGCCCACCGATTGATGATGCCGGCGACCGAATTCAAACCGTGCTTGCGCTCGTAGGTGTCGAGCAGGCCAGCCATAGCCCGCCTTCCGGTCTCGACATCCGGGAAGATCGCCAGACGCCCATCCGACCCAACCGCGCCGTAGCGCTGCGCGAACGGTCCGTAGTTGAGAGCGCCGGGGTTATTGGTGCGGATCGACCTCGGCGCGTCGGAGAGTCCCACGTCAGCCCCACGGACGATAGGGGTTCGGGGCGTAGCCGCCGAGCATGGTCGGACTCATCGCCATCATGCCCTGTGACGCCGCCGACAGACCGCCGAGGCCAGCGCCCATCGCCGAGCCCCCGAACATCCCCGCCATGGGACCACCACCCGTGAACAGCGATGCACCCATCAGGCCAGCGCCGATCGCCGTCTGGAGCGGGCTCTGCTTCTGTTGCGCCGTCGTCGTCCCGCTCGAGGTGCCCGTGCTTTCCTGGCCAAGCCCCACATAGGGCATTGTGAGGCCCTGATACTCGCGCAGCGCGTTCGCGCCCTTGTCCTGCTCAAACTGGTATCGCGCCATCTCTTCGGCGATGCGCTTCTGATCCTGCGCTTCGTACTCGGCGCCCACCTGCCGCATGCGGTCGAAGTCGGCATAATCGAGCGTCGGGGCCATCTGTGCCGCCTGGAATTGGCGCCCGCGCTCGTCCCCGTAATTCTGGTACGCAAGCTGTCCGATGGCGTCGCCGAGACCGCGCGAGGCGGCTTGGACAACCTCGCCGTTCCCAGTCCCGCGACCCGCCCGCGCCCACTGCGCCGTGATCGACGGCAGCACGTTGTCGGTGACGCGCTGCGCCATGCCCTGGAAATACGGATTGCCCTGGCTCAGATAATCGCCGCGCACCGTCGAGTTGACCATGCTTTGAGCACCGGCCGTGGCGCCGTTGCCGGAACGGCCAAGGATGCCCGCGAACGCATCTTGCGTCGGCTGGCTAAAGTTGGCGTAGGTCTGGCCGGGAAAGAACTGCTGTCCCATGCGCTGGTCATACAGCGCCCCGGCCGCCGACAAGCCGCGGTTGACCGCTGGCATCGCCACGTCCCACGGCTTCGAGCTCTGCTGCTGCTTTTGCTCGCTGGTTTGAACCGTCTTGGACCCGCTCAAAGTCGCTTCTCCACAATCGTTGCGATGGTCGCCCAGCCGAGCGGCTTCAACGCCCGCTCCCACCCCGCACGCCCGTTGCCCTCAAGTCGAACGCATCCCTGCGCCCGTGCCCAATCCTCGATCACGCTGACCAGATGCAGCCATCCGGCCATGTTGCGCCCGCCGACGATGGGCAGCGCGCACGTGCGGCCAGCGGTCGAGTCGTAAACCTCGGTACACACGGCGCCGATCGTGGCGCCGTCTTGCCTGATCCCCCACACCTGCCAGCGTCCGTCGAGCACACGCCCGTATATCTCGCCTATCTCGATCGGATGCGCTGCCGCCTGGGCGCCTTGCTCAAGCCACCGCCACAAATCAGGCCACAGACGTTGCACCGCATCCAGCGGCACCCGCACCAGCCTAGCGGATGACGAGCGCGGTATAGGTCTCGGTCCCGCCGGCTGATCCGTGCGTGAGGGTGAACCCGACGCCGGCTGTTGTGGCTGACCAGTGGACGGGGAGCGCTCGAGCTGCTGCATTGGTCGGGGTGACGAACACCTTATGATCCGCGGTCATGCCGGTGTAAACGACAACGGTCGACGTGCCGGCCGTCAGCGTGACCGCTACGAATGCGTAGTCCTTGTCCTGGCCGCGCCGGAACGCCTGCATGAGCGACAGCGCCCATTGGTAGAGTTGCGCGGCTGAGGCTCCGGACGGCGGTTGCCAGAGATTGGAGCTCCTACCGGCCACCGGTCGGCCTCACCGTCGCGTGCACCCCTTCCGCCCGACGCCAAGCACTCGCCGCTGCGATCTGAAGCCGTGCCCGCAAGAACCGCGCATCCACCCGCTGCGGACAGTAGCCGGCGCGGTTCATGTTCGTGGGGTTGGAATACGTCACGCTGTCGCCCGGTAGCGCCGACCGCTTGCCGACCGCGCACGAGATCGCCGTCGATGCGAAATCCCCCACCGGCCACAACTCTGTGACGAGTGCGCGCCGGCCTGGTGCCACCTCGAATTCGCCCGTATCGATGATCGCCTGGCGGTTGGCCCCGGTGTAAGTCCCCAACGTGTGCGACGTGCTCGCGACGCCGGCCAAGAGGCGCCTTTTTTCGTCAAACACGTTGGAGTCGATATTGATGCTGTCGAGGTTGGAGCTGTCGAGGTTGTCCGACGGCTCGTACAGATGGAAATTGTCCACCGTCAGCGCCTCAACGGGCAGATCCAGCAGCAGTTCGAGCGACGTGTCGTCGTGAGTCCATCGGCCGTCGCCAATCGAGTAAATCAGCAGCTCGCTGATCTGCGTAGCCGATCCGGTCGGGATGCCAAAAACGACGAGTTTGTTGATCGTATCGACCGCGGCGCAGATGCGGTGTCGATAGCCGTAGTTGAGGTTGCGCACGTAGTAGTCATCGACCTTGCCGGCGCCGATGGGCGTTGAAGCGTTGCCGTCGAAGGCATAGAACCCGTCATCGCTCACATAGAAGATCACGCGCCCGAATTTGATCGCCCCGAACGCCGAGACACAGCCCCGAGCGCTCTCCACCGCATCTTGGCCGAAGTCCCAAATGACCGGCGGCCCGACATAGACCGCACGACGGATTGCGCGCTCTTGGAAAATCGCTGCGTATTCCCCGCCGACGATCGTCTGGATTTTGCCTTGCGCCTGGTCGAGCGCCTGTGTGCCGGCTTGCGTCGCGGCAGACGGAGACCAGCTCGTGATGTTGTTGAAGGCCGACCAGTAGACCGTAAAATCCTTGCCCATCATCAGGAAGTCGTTCACGCGCGCCACGCACGTTGCCTGGGGCGGCGACCCGCCGAGGTTGGCGAATGCCGACGACACGCCGAGCTGATAGACTTGCGGCGCCGTGCTAGCCGCGACCGCCACCACATACGAGCCGAACTGCTCGAATTGCCACCACGCGTCCGTCGACACGCTGTAGCCGCCCGACAGGCTGACATCCGTGGCCGCGCGCGAGACCAGCTTATAAAGCTTGGTCGCGTCGCCCATGAACAGCGCACCGTCGCCCGCGCTGTCATACACGCCCTTGGCGCCGAGGCACGTCGCGGTCGTCTTGGCGTCGCTGCCGTAGCTCGAGAACGCCTTGAACGGGGCATAGGCACCAGCAATCGAGATCACGCCCTTCGCCTCGAGCGCGGCGTTGCGCCGGTCGGGCTGGTCCGGCGTCCATTCGCCGAGCTGGATCGCATCCGGCATCAGACGTTGCCCCACGGGGCGATGCGCCCAATTGCGACCTTGGCGTAAGTGCGCCGGCGCAGGTTCTCCAGCGCCTCGGCCAGACCGCGCTCGGCCAGTGCCACGCCGTCAGGGTCGCGGGTGATGTCGCGATAGATGATGAGCTTGGCCTGCTGCCGGATCAGCGCCTCGCCGGATGTCATCCAAGCATTCGTAGCGCCGTCCGATGTGAGAGTCGGTAGCGACGCAAGGCCAGAGATCGTGCAGGCATAGGCCGCATCGGGGATCGGGTGCAGCCGGATCTTGTCCTCATAGATGCCATAGGCCCACGGCTGGCCGGTGTAGGTCGCGGCCGGGCTTTGCTGGTCGTCGAGATAAGCTTGGCTCCGTTCATGGAGCGGATACGGCTCGTTATTGTAGGTCAGCGTGAAGCTGTCGATCTCGATCAGCCCCTCGCCCGTCTGCAACGCTGTGCCATCAGCCAGCGTGAGCGCGCTTATCGCATAGTATTCTTGGGCCGCAACCGTGGTCAGCGCGAACCGCTTCTCGTTGAACCAAAAACGCTGGCCGGCCCATGTCTCAACCGCCGTCGCAATGGCTTCGCCGATCTCGGTCGACAGATCGTCTCTAACGATCTCTCTCGCGATCCGGGTCTTCATCGTGCCGAGGTCGGACATGGGCCGGTTCAGTCCTTATGCGTGCAGGTCAGGGTCGAGGATGTATTCGACCCACACGCGGCCGACGCCGGCCGACGCCGACGCCGTCGACACCACGACGGCCTGGATCGTCGTATCGGACGTGTACGGGCCGGCGTCATTGGTCGTCGCCATTTCGTCCGTCGCGATGACGCCGATCGTCCCGAGCGCAAGATCGGTTGCGAATCCGTCCGTATCGGCAGCGGTGCCGATATCGAGCGTGTTCGTGGTGTCGCCGTTGAATGCGGTCGACACCACCACGCCACCACGGATGACGGTGCCGCCGATCGGGACAACGCCGACCGTAATGGTCGTGCCGGCATCGGCGAACGTGAAGTCCTTCGCGATGTAGTGCACGACGGGCATTCGGAGGTTCGTTCCACCAGTAGCCATTGAATCATCCCTCCTTAGTGGGCCGCCGCGTAGCTGGTCATCGTGATCGTTCCGAAGTCGAGCGAGTTGAAGACCGACTTCTTGAGACCACCGATGCAACCGGCTTTCACGCCGAGCTGATTGCCGTAGTCGAATAGCTCCTCATACCAATCATATTCTTTGAAGCTGTGGCCCTGGCCGAAGCCCATCACGCATGCCTGCGCGCCGCACAGCACCGCGCGACGGGTCGAGGTCTGCGCCGCGCCGGTCGACGAGTGCACCCCGTTCGGGATGCGGGTCGATTCGTGCAGAATGACGCCATTATAGACGCCGAGCGCGCCGGTGAAGATCGGGTTCTCACCGACCTTGCCGCCACTCATCGCCGCCTTCTGGATGTCGAGCCACTGGCCCGTGCTGGTCGACGTGCGCAGGTCATAGACCTGGTAGGGATGAAGGAACGCGACGTAGTGCTTGTTTCCGTTGATGTTGATCGGCCGAATCTGCGGAGAGGCGACCTTCGCCGTCTCCACCGCTTTGTCGATCAGCGCGAGCGTCATCACCTTTGTGGAGTCGGCCTGCACTGTCTCGTCTGCCGAGCCGGTGGTGAACACCTTGCGGCTCGAAGACGGGGCCGTGACAGTATTCATGCCGGTATAGGCGGTGTTGGTCTGGACGGTATAGCCGCAAACCTGATTGAAAAACCACGTATCGAGACGATCTGCCCACCAGTCGCGCAAGCCGCTCATCGCCTCTTCGCGCACGCTGAACGGAATGCGCTGCTCGCTCATCTTGCCGGCGCTGCGAACAGCGTGGCGAAGCTGATTAATCAGAAAATCGTCGGTGTAGGTGGTCAGACTCTCTTCGCTGCCTTCGAGCGTGCCGTCGCCGGTCACGCCATCGCCGGTGAGCTGCATGCGCAGCGTAACGCGGACGCGGTCGCCGGGACCCTTCTTGGTGTCGTTGCGAAGCTGAATGACGGAATCGTCACCCTCGCCGATGAACTTCTGGATGTAGGTCGCCTTCAGGACCTCTCGGGCAAGCCTGCGCGACCACAGCTTGACCGCCTCGTTAGCGTTCACGCCATAGTTGGTGACAGCCATAGGGCTGTTCTCCTTTCAATGAGTGGCTGTTGGGGTTGACTGCGCTTGCGCCGGCAGCAGGCGAGAGGATCGACGTGATTGGACGGCTCAGTCGGGCCGAGGGTGACGCACTGTCACGCGTAGTCGTCGCGGTTGCGGCCCGCGATCAGCCGAGCAGTCCCTTGTCCTTCATACGCTTGAAAATCTTGTCGGCCTTGACGGGATCGTCGATGTAGAGCTCGGCCAGATCATCAAGCGACATGTCGTCGGCAGACCGACCAGCAGCGCCGCCGGAAATGGTTTTCGCTGCTGCCTGTCCCGCCTTGGTGGCGGCAACGGCGGCTTTTGCGGTCTCAACGGGCTTGGGCTTGCCCTGCCAGCCGCGATCTTGCGCGATCTCGTAGTAGAGTTCCGCCGGCGAGCGCCCGACGCGGAACGCCTGCGCCGCGATGGCCTGCCGGTCGTGGTTCAACATCGCGACGCGCATGTCTTCGATGGTCGCAAACCCGCGCTGCTCGGCCAACCGCTGCGCCTGCGGCGTGTCAGGGATCATCCGGGCAATCTCTTTGATGCGAGACTGCTCGAGCCAGCCGACCGCGTCGTCATAGTCGGGAATCTTAGTGCGAGCTTCGACCTCGGAGCGCTGCACCTCGCCCCAAAACTGGCGGGTGGCGTTCTCGGCTTCGATCTGCTCGCGGGTCTGCTTCGTGCCGGTGCGCAGCTCTTCGATGATGCGCTCTTGTTCGGCGATCTTGTGCTGGAAGAACCCGACCGGGTCCTCGTTGATGTCCGGGACCTTGGGCTGTTCGGCCTGCTGGGGCTGGGCCTTGGCCTGTCGCTCGGCGGCAATGGCACGAAGCAGCGTCTCCATTTGCTGAGCGCGCTCGGCGAGCTGCTTGCGGGTCGCCCGCTCCTCCGCGAGAGCGCCGTTGAGGTGCTTGTGCCGCTTCTCGAGCTCTTCATAGGGGAGCTTATCGGCAGGCTTTTCGGCCTTCTCAGGCTCCTTTTCGGCTTCGGGCTCGGGTTTCTCGGCCTCTGGTGCAGCCTTGGCTTCTGTCTCTTCGACCTCATCATCCACGTCCGGCTTGTCGGCCACGTCGCTTTCGAGCTGAGCCCACAACGCAGCCTCGCTATCACCCCCGGCATCGCCGGGCGCGGTCGCCTTGTCCATGATGTCACCTACTATCGAGGAATCGGCCTCGTCCGATGCCGCGAAATCGCTCGCGGCCAGCGATTACATCGGCACCTGCGGCGGCTCCGGTGGCCTCATGGCCTGGACCGCGCGTGCCTGGTTGAGTTGGGCGTTCGACTGGTCGACGGCGACCTCGGCCGCCTTGCCCTCGATCTCAAGCTGACCCATCGCCTGCTGCATCTGCTGCGCCTGCGGGTCAGGCTGCGATGCCTGAACGACCATCTGCGCGAGCTTCTGACTGACCGACGACGGCAGCGGCGAGAAACGCAGGAACTCGGCCCACATCTCGCCGGGGATCGGCTGCTTCATCAGCACGGGCATGAGCTGGACGAACATGCCCCAGACGGCCTCTTTCTGATTGGCGCTCATCGGGGCTTCATCAACGATCACGTCATAGGTGCCGGCGGTCTTGTCGCGCAGTAGCGGCACGTACTGGGCCTGTCCCTGGTCGCCCGAAATGCGGATCAGGCGGCCGTCGCTCAGATACTCCTGAATGTAGTGGAGCATGAGCCGGCCCTGCATCTTGCGATAGCGGCGCAGGCTGTCGAAGAACACGGCGAGGATCGCGTAGCCGGCTTGTTTGCGCTGCGCCTCGAGGACGCCGGCTTGCTCCTTTTGGACGAGCCCGAGCATTTCGAGGTTGATGCCCGTGACCTGGGGCATTGACCCGACCGCGAACTCGAGGAGCTGCGATAGACCCTGCGGCCAGTTCTTGGCCTCGCGCTCTTGGATCGCGCCGCGGGCAAGCGCGCCGGTCTTGACCTCAATGATGCCGTCCGGCTTGGCCCACTCTTCCATAAACTTGCGCGGGTTCTCCACGCTGTCCTTCTCCATCATCACGCCGCCCTTGGCCGACGTGTTGAGGATGTGCAGGATCTGAGAGAGCCACTTGTTGGCCCACATCTGCGGATCGATCATCGCCCGCACGATGCCGTAGAACGTGCCGCTGTTGCGGTCGCGCTTGCCGGTGATGCATTTGAACGTGAACTGATTGCACGGCACCGGGCCGGTCTCGAGGATCGTGTTCCCGGCGACAAACGCCTGCATATAGCGGCGCTGTTTGATCTTGGCGGCCTCAGGCGGCTGAAGCCCGTTTTGCAGAAACATCGTGACGGCGGCTTTGAACTCGTCGGGGTCCATGACCGCGACCTTGCCCGTCGCCGGGTCGGCGAGCTTGAACCCGTCCTCGAGCTCCCACCACTGATGGTGCCGTATCCAGACCTTTTTGCGGTCAGGCTCTTTGCCGGCGGTCTCCTGCTCGCCTTCCTCGTAGTCGTCGCCGGAGCCGGCCTGGCCCTGGTCCATGAACCCTTGATCGCCGTCCTGATCGCCGGCATCGCTGATCTTGCGGCGCCACTCAGGCGGCAGCTCGTCCTTGTCGCGATAGCGGGCGCGGTAAATCCAGCGAGCATCGGCCACGTTGCGCTTCGTCGCGGCCGGGTCGGAGAACATCTCGAGCGGATCGACGCGATCGACGACGATCAACCCCTCCGGGTCGCTCTCGTAGTCCATGCGGGTCTCGGTCCAGCCCATGCCGCACACGACGGTGTCGCTGAAAGCGTCCGATTCCTCGTCCTCGGCGTCGCACTGCTGGCGTGCCCATTTGGCGGCACCCGACACGATCTCGGACACCTGCACATCGCCCATCTCGCGGGGCGAATAGCTGACCTCTTGGCGGTTCAGCACCTCGGCGCCCGTAACCGCATCGATCATCGGGCTGGTGCGGTTGAACGTGATCGGCACGCGCATCTGCTCGAGCAGCGCCGCCTTGTCGTCGGCCGACCACTGATCGCCAGAGACGAACGCATAGCAGCGGCGTGCTTCCTGTCGCCATTTGCTCCAATGCGTGCGGGCCTGGCGCTCGCGAGACTGGAGCTTGCGCAATAGCTCCTCGTTCTCGTGGTCCTCGCCCTCGGCGCCTTCGTGCTCTGACGTGTCGTCGGGAGCCGAGGACGGCTCTTCGTCATCGCTCATGCTGCCCATGCTGACCCGCTCTTGCGTGCCTTGCCGTAGCGAGACGGCGGCGGCGTCACCGGATGCTGAGTGGACGCAAAGCGCAGCATCATAACACCGATGCGGGTTGCGCTCATCAGGTCGTCCCGCTCTTTCACAATCTTTCCGTCCTTGCGATGGTAGAGCCGGAACTCTTCCAACCAGTCGCCGAGGTTGGCGAACACCTTGAACCGGCCCGACTGCATGCGCTCGAGTAGTTCCATGATGCCGGCCTCGGTGCCAAAGCCGCCGTCAGGATGCGTTGCGTGCTCGTGGAGCATGTTCAGCTCGTGCGAGCGGTAGAGCTCGGCAACGCGATCCCCTGATGTCCGGTCCTGATGCAATCCGTCATGCGGCCAGGCGCACGGTATCCACTTGCCCCATCCGCGAAGCGTGGTGGCGTGGTAGGCGGGCGATCCCGTCCACTCGCCGTTGATGTGCTCGCCGCGCTGGCGGTAGGTGTGGGTCACGTACACACAGTCGGCGTCGCGATCCCAGGCCAGCCTGACCGCGGCGAATGGGTGATCCGTGCCGAAATCCAGGCCGTTGATCTGCGCCCAGTGCGCCGGGATCTGGACCGGCTCACAGACGATGCGCTCCTCGGCGATCGGGAACACACGACCAGAGCCCATGGTCGGGATGCCCTTGGCGCGGGCCTCGCGCTCGTGGGGCGGATAGCTGTCAATGATCTTCTGGCGCTCGGCGTCGGAGTAGTGGTCAACGTCGTAGATCGTCATTGATGTGACGTGACGCAAATCTATTCTCCGGTGTCAGGTCTCAGCCCGGCGAAACACCAGACGATGCGGAACTGTTTTCCAACAGGAACAGCGAAACCACCTCAGACATTCCAAGCAACGGCGTAAATGTGATCATCGTGAACTGACCGCGCTGGCCTCTGTTCGTGCGGGTCAGGCCTTCGGTGTAGATGTCGAGCGGCGGCTCCTCGTCGAACCAGACGCCATCGAGCGTCGGTCCCTGCCACTTCTCGCGGCCCTTCTCGTAGGCCTTGAAGCTCAGGACAGCAGTGCCGGCCTGGACATCGCCACCACCGCCCCAGCGTATCGTCACGCTGTCCAGCAAATTGGGCACGCCCATGGCCCGATTCCAGTCGAGCAGAGCATCCTTAGGCACCATCCCCGTGCCCCAGGCTTCCTCTTGCGTTGGCGGGCCGATGAGGACGCGCTGCGGGTTGTCTCGCGTGCTCTCGCCGGTCACGCCAGCCGCCCACATCTGGACGGGCTTGTCGAAAGTGGCACCATCCCACCAATCAGGATAGCGGCCGGTGAGGTGCATGGCCCATTCGGCGCCGCCGGCAATGGTCTTGCCAAGCTGGTTGCCGGCCATGAACAAGCGCTCGGAATGCGTGGCGCCGGCGCGGTGAAAGTCCCTCTGCTTACTGTAGGGTCTGTATGCTCTGAGGCGGTTTCTGTCCTGCCGGCGCTTCATCTCCTGCTCGAGCTCCCGAAGCAGCAAGGATGGATTGCAGGGCAGCGATACCGGCTGCGAGCTCATCATCGCTCATTTCCTCAACGCGGTTCGTCGTGACGTTGAGCTCCTTCGGCAGAATCGACGCGATCACCTTGAGATACTGATCGGGCTTTTCCGTGCGAACGTTCTGGATGACCGCCTCGCCGTGCTCCTCGAAGTCCTTGAGCATGGCTTCGACGAACGCCTCGCCGAGCTTGTTGCGCGCGCCCTTGGGACGGCCGCGCGGGTTTGCGTTATTGCCGGGCTTGAACAGCCACGGCTTCGACGATTTCTCTTCGGTTGTTACCGATGTTATAACGGGCTCATCGGACACTGTTCAATCCACCCTTCGTGCGAGGTCTGCAAACGCCTTGATGCTGGCTTCGAGGTCCTTGAGTAGCACGTCATGGCGCATATTTAGGCAGACGCTGATCCTGTGTCGCTCGTGGTCTGTCAGGAGGGTGAGAGCGTGTAGGAGAGCGTCGGCTTGCTCTGCGGCTCTGGTCGCGCTGGACTTGGGCGGGCGGCCAGGCTTGCGAGTGTCGGTGTCTGGGGTCATGCGGTTTTTAGAAGGCCCTTGTCGGTGAGGGCAGAGACGAGGCGGTCAAAGCGGCCATCCGTCTCGACGGTGTGGCGCTCGACGATGCGGGTAGACGGCTCCGCAGTGTGAAGCGGGGCGGCGGGTTCGTCCTTGCGACGGGTGCCGGCAGCGCCAGCGAAGAGCATCAAGGCAGTCAGGGTCAGGATACTATTGACCGTGATGGTCTTCTGGGCGGCGGCGAAATCCGACACGGTCTGCACGTCGGCGCCAGTATACTTGTTAGCGATCTGGGCGAAGGGGTCGACGGATGCAGTGCTGACAGGAGCGGCCTGGCGTTTGGCCTTGGCGGTGCGGAGCTCCTTGCGGGCGTCCTCAATCTTAGCATCTTGAACGCTGATCGCGTCCCAAGAGCGGATGTCGGCCTCGGCAGAGCGGTAGGTGTCGCAAAAGGCGCGGGTCTGCGGCCCCTTGGTCTCCTTGCAGCCGTTCGTCATCTGCCAGAAGCGGTGAGCCTCTGAACTGTCGATGACGGCGCGGGCGTCGGCGGCCGAGCGGGCGGGCTTGCGCTTAGAGCGAGCGTCGAAAAGGGCGGTCAGCTTGCCCTCGAGGCCGGACACGTCGGCAGTGGCGTCCTCGTAGACGGTGTGTTTCGCAAGACGCATGGCGGCGCCCGTGTCCTGAGAGGTGGCAGCCACGCCGAGGCTCTGGACGAAGCTGTAGGCGAAACACACGGCCCAGATGAAGGCCCCGGCCCCGGTGACAATCCAATTGCGCTCGCGGGCGGCTTCCACGGCGCGGTGGATAGCGCCGACCTCGCCCAGCACCACGGCCACGGCGATGGCGGCCCACAGGTAGGAGGTCGACGACTGGTAGGACCAGCCAAGGATGCAGGCCGACACGAGGACGATGACGAACGCCCACAGCATTGAGCGGTCGACAACGTACCGAACGGCCTCGGTAAGGCGGGCGTCGAGGGTCATGTGGTCCTCCTGAGGTTAGGGGGACGCGTTACGGTATCGGGCAATGATGGGCTCGGCGTCCTTGCCGAAGGCCCAGCGGGCTATTTTCGAGTTGATCTCGATGTCACAGGGTAGGCAAACAGCGGTCCAGGCATCCGTCGAGCAGATGCGCCATTGATGGACTGAGGGGGCGCCGCACTTGACGCAAGGGACACGGGATATGCCGCGGGCGGTGTAGGGCTTGCGGCGGGTCGACTTCATCCCCTGTCCCGGAGCACGAGGATCAGATCGGCAATGCAGGCGATGACGAAGATCAGGCCGAGGAAGATGAGTCCGATGGTGACTTCCATCGTTCATGCCTCGTTTATGTCGCTGCCCTGATTTGGGCGCGAACGGATGGCAGTGTGGCGTCGAGTAGCGTTGAGTTAGGCGCCCAGCCTGTCGCTGGTTAAAGCCTGCGTTGCGTAAGGTCGGAGCGACCCGCCGCGCTCTACCAAAGTCAAAAGCCCCGGCGCTGGTTAGAGCGTTGCCGGGGCTTCGATCACCCGGCCAGTTTGCTCAGCAGCTCGTCTTGCCGATCCGCCTCGCGCTGAACCACCAGCTTGCAGAGGTTCACGAAGCGCGCCTTGGACAGGTCGTTCTTCATGATGTTTACGATGGCGCAGACGATATGAACGTTATCCAGAAGATAGCCCTTGCTGGAGTCGATGCGGTCCACGCTGGGCTTGATGTCGTTGCGGGTGCCTTCGCCGGTCTCAACCAGCATCTCAATGCCGCTCAGGGCACACCGCCCGTCCTGCTCAAGGTACATGCCGAGCAGGTCGTCCTTCGTCACCAGCACCGGGATGCCGCGCGTGTAGGCGCTTCCCTTGAGCGCCGATAGCGCAGTCTCCCAGAATCGATCTAGCTTCGGCGTGTATTTCGGGTGCTGCGCCCACCTACCCTTGAGCTGGTTCAGGCACTTGTAGCAGTAGGGGTGGAGCAGCTGGATGATCATCGGCCCCACCCGTCGCGTCGTACCCCGATACGGGGCGAATTGATCGAACGGCAGGTTGCGATTGCACCTCCGGCAGCGGTGCTTTTCCGTGCGGCCGACGACTGATTTGATCGGTTTCGGCATAGCTTCGCCATCGGTGCGGGCATACTGGCCCCGCATGTCTTGGCGCTCCGCATCGCAAAAGCGGGAACGTGCCGCTGGATGCGCCGACTCCTACCTACCGCGCTTATACTGATTTGCCTCGCGGGTCAATGCGTTGGAAGTAGTCGTAGGCTGGTCGAGGGTGCGCTCTCATGCGGCCTCCAGTTGGGTCAGATCGAACACGACTTCACGCGTCGAACCGAAGAACTCGAGTGTGCATTGCGCCCGCTTGCGGCTGATCCGATCGACACGGGTGGTCCAACCCTTGAACGGGCCGTCGACGATCAGGACGCGCTCACCGGGCGAGAAACCCCGATTGAGCGGGATGGACCTCGGAGGGGCATCGGTGGACAGCTTGCGCAGGGCCACGGTTTCCGATCTGGAAAGTGTGGCCGGCATCCCGTCGCGCTCCAGATAACCCGCGATCACCGGGAAGGCCCGATGCGGCGTCGGCGTCGGGAAGGTGATGGCCCGCAGGTGGTAGAAGCTCGCGGCCGGCGGCAGGCTGACGAAGATGTACCGGGAGAGCATGGGATAGGGACGCACTTCCTTCCGGCGCTTGCGGAGCGGGCCAATGGAACGCCAGCGGTACTCCACCGGGGTCCAGGCGTCGTAGCCGTGGACCTTCAGGTGCTCGACGGCCTCAAGCTCACGCTGGGGCGAGGTCAGGGCTATGATGGTGTCCATGGGGCCTCAGGGCTTGGGCACGCGCACGAATTTACGCTTGGTCTTGGCTTTGTAACGGGCAGGCAACGGCTTGAATCTCATCGTGACGATGAGCTTGCCGTCCTTGATCGCGTAGCCCTTTACGCGGGGGCGGTGGCCGGTCATGGGGTGGGCTCGTCTTTTACATACGGGACGTCTTCCCAGCGCGACGAACCATCGGACCCTTGCCAGCGTTGCTGAAGGACGTAGCTAATAGCTGTTCGCGGCGAGTAAAACGCGCCAAGGTCGACCTCCCGGCCAAGGAACCTGAGTTCCATCGTGCGGGTGTAGAAGACGACGCCGTCATCTGACTTCGGTATGATTTCACTTGACATCACCCCTCCACGATCTTGCTGAGCTTCGCCATCACGTCCTCGCACTCGTCATGGATGGCGCGAGAGTTCGTCTCGTCTTTTAGGGTTCCGAGAAGGCGGTGGGCGGCGGAGAGGGTCAGGTGGTCGTTGGCAAGGGAGGGTGCCGGAACATGAATGACCGCTCCGGGGTCTCGCATCGCGCGAGCGACGCGATTCATCCAGTCCGCACTGATCTTTTCGTCATAAACGTAAATGCTCATCACACCCTGTCCTTCCTGCTGTCCTGCTCGATGATCTGCGCCGCGATAGACTTCCGGCGAGGCTGAGGTATGGCCTCACGGCGGCGACGCAAGCGGCGCATCTCTCGGTGGTGGGCCTGGGCGGCGAGCTCGTTGGCGTCGGCCTTGGCTTGGGCACGAGCGAGGCTCTTGCGGAGCTTGCAAACCTCACGCTGCTTGGCTTTCAAGGCCGCTGTGAGCCTCTGCACCTTGTCTGCCGGCAGCCATACCTCGTTGATCTCAGGGTTGATGGAGCGCTGGAAGGCTATGCGGTCGGAGAGGGTCATCACTCTGCCTCCGCAATGGCGCGCTGCATGCAGTCCTCGGCTTCCTCGATCGCGCCGAGCTTCACCAGCAGCATGCCCTCCAGGAACAGCTTGACGATCTTCTCATTGCGGACGCGGGCGGCCACGGCCTCCTGATAGGTTCGCTCGGCTTGCCAGAGGCACACGCAGCCGACGAGGCAGACGAACAGCGGAAGGCCCCACTGTAGGAGCTGGTCGTAGGTCACTGGTCGCCCTCCCCTGCCATGGCGCGGGAGCGGGGGGTGAGTTCGGATCCGGGAAACAGTCTCTCTCCGAGCTCGGCGCGGCGCTGCTGAATGGAACGGCCGAGTTTGCGCAGGGGCCCGGCCAGCGTGCCGGCATCGATCGAGCCGTCCACCACGCCGTCAACGAAGTCGGCCGCGTCGCGGAGCTCGCGCACTTCGACGCCCTTCGGCAGCCGCTTGTGCCGGCGAACGTACTCGTGAACGGCTTGCAGGTAATTCCCGCGAGCGGCTTGGCGGCCAAGCTCGGATCCGCACACCATCTTGTCGGCCAGTGCGTAAGCCTGCTCGCTCCACATGTCGTCGACCGGATAGGCCTTCGGCTTGTTTGGCATCCGCTTCGACCGCGCGTCGGCGCAGCCGGTGACGATCTCGCTCACGGTCGGGAAGCCACGGCCACGATGCGTGCGAACGATCAGGTCGAAGGCGTCGGCGAGCTCGGCGGCGGAGTAGTCGGCGATCAGGCGGGAGACCTCGGCCATCCAGGCGGGCCCGTCGTGGGTCTCCGGCGGGTCGTAGAGCACGATCAGGCGGGTCAGGAGGGGGTTGATGGGGGTGCTCACTGGACGCCTCCGTTGAACAGCCGGACCCATTCGGCGCGCTCGGCGCGGGCCTTGTCCTTCCAGTGCGCGGTGTGCTGGGGCTGGGGGGGGCCGCCGCGGTGCCGGCCGGCGGAGCTCAGGGACTTGCGGCACCAGTTGCGCCACGTGGCTTCCCAGTCGAGCTTGCAGGCTTGGGCCCCCGGCTTGGCGATCCAGTAATCCCGGAAGCTGTCGGCCTCGCGGGTGATCTCGGGCTCAGCGACGGTCGGGAAGTTCACCCGAACCCATTCGGCCCAAGGGCCCGGCAGGATCCAATCGTCCGGCAAGCGAGCTCCGCGAGCTTGCGAACGTTTCGGCTTGGGGGGGACCGAAGAGGGGGAATCTAACTTCCCTTCGGAAGAGTGTATCTCCGAAGGAGATTCCATATACGCGCGCGAGGGACCATTCCCACTTGTCCCACTGGCGGGAATTTCGGTCTCAGTTTTCCCACTGGCGGGACGAGTGGGAACAGTGGGAATCTCACTGGTGGGAAAAGTGAGACTGTCGTCGGCGGCTGCGGCGAGCTCGGTCATCGCCCGGTAGACGGTCGACTTGGGGAGGCCCGTGGCTTCCACCAGAGCCTTGGCGGATCCGATGCTGTGAACCAGCATCAGGATGCCCACATATTTTGCGGTCGCTGAGATCGGCAGCGCACCGATAGCCTTGATTTTGTCTTGGTTATCCGTCATAAATCACCTTGCGCATAAGCCTGCTACGGAACCGCGCTGCTAACGCGGGATCGATTGAAAGCCTCAGGGGCCCCCCTCCTGGGGCTTTTCCTTTTCGGGGACCGTCGGCACGATGAGCGCCACGGGCGGGATCTTGAGCTCGGGCCACATGTCGGCGATCCAGTTCTTGGCGGGCTTCTGTGCGCCGAGGATGCGGGCGCGAAGGACGCGGTGAGCGTCGAAGCCGTTGAATTCCGCCATCGGTGCAAGCCCGCGAAAGGGCCGGCGGTGGTTAGCCGCCGGCAGGCCAGTGAGGAAACGCTAGCTCTGGGCGCCAGCGGTCGACGGGTGAGTAACGGGCTCGCTCGACGGTGCCGGAGGAGGCGGAACGGCAACGGAGGACCCACCCGCCGACCGCTAGGGCCGGGCGCTACGCACTGACAGGGACGCGGATTGACGCTTACGTTACGCGGCGGCGCTGGCGGCGGCCGGAGCCGGTCGCCTGGGACGGGACAAAAAATCTGTCGGTGTGACCGCGCCGCCCGTCGCGATCGTGATACGCTCCAGAATCGCCCACTCAGGGCGACGCACCCCAGCGCAGTACCGGGTGACGGTCGAGTAGTCGACACCGATCAGACCCGCGAACTCGCGGGGTGTGATGTCCTTCTCGCGTAGGTAGTCTTTGAGCTTCATGCCGCGGATAATAATTGCCGCCGTGGCCACGGTCAAGCGTCAAAAGCCCGTGTGGATAACGTCAGGATGCGCGGAAAATTTGCCGCGTCGGCATTTTTCCTCTTGACGCTTGCCGTGGTGGCAATTTATGGTCACTTCCAGATCAGCCGCCGCCCGATCAGGGACCCCGTGGGCTGCCGGGGGAGAGAGTGGAGAGCGGCGGCTGATCACAGAACACGGAGGCGGACATGACGACCATCACGATTACCGAAACCGAATTGAACAGGGCCAAGCGCGCGATCGTCGTGCTGGCCGAGGTGATGAAGATGGTCGACCGGCTCAAGGGCGTGAAGCAGGCGCCGCTTGAGCTTCGTGAGGACATGGCCGCCCTGCTTGGGATCATCCGCAAGATCGAGCCGATCGCGGACGGCAAAACGATTTCTACGCACGGCAGCGGGGGTAACGACGCCGTGTGAGAGGGACCGGGCGGGGGAATCCATAACCCCGCCCGGTAATCTAAAGGGAGGCGGGAATGGCTACCGAAGGCACCTTTGAAATCGATCTCGACGCAATGGACCTGCCGGTGGCGGACGCCATCGTGTGCGTGTCCGGGATCACGGCCCAAGTCGATTGGTACGAGGACGCGAACGAGGACCTGCACTGGGACGTGACGCTGCTCGTCGACAGCAACGGCAGCAAAGTTCCCATCGACGTGACGGACCCGCTCGGCAAGGCGCTATTCGCCAAGGTCCACACGTTGCTCGAGAAGTCCGACGAAGAAGGCGGCTGGGCCGGCACGATCCACCAGAAGGTCGAGGACCGTGCTCCGGCTCGGGACAAGTACCGCGAGCACCGGCTGGGATCGTTCGAGCTGCTGGGGAGGCGGTGACGTGTCTGGACGAGTAACGCGGTGGGAAATCGAAGCGTGGTCGACGCGGGAAAGCATCAAGGTCTGCATCGGAGCGCCGACCATTCCGATGAAGAGGACGAGGGAAATCCTCGATAGCGGCAAGTTCAAAGACGCCCGGATCTACAAAGTCGTCGACGACATTAGGACGCTGGTTCGGATTGTCGACGGCCAGCCTCAGACGCGGGGCGTTCCGTGGTGGCGGCAGGAGGCGTGAGATGTGGGTGGCAAGGTGGCTTTTCGTCGGTTGTTTTCTGTGCGCGTGCCTAGGGGCACTCCAAGCTTGGGCCATGGCGGAAGCTATTGAGAAGGACACGAAGGTTCATTTTCTCGGCACGAAGCCGCGACCGCTCGAGCGGTTGGTCTGGTGCTCGCCGGAGGAAGAGTTTCGATCTGCGCTTGAGCGGCTGCGGCAAGAGAGAGGCGACGCAATCGCCATGCGGATGTGCATGGGCGGCGTCTACCTGCTGCAGCGGTTGAGCGCGGACGAAGAGGCAGAGCGCGAGGCGGCGCGGGTCAAGCACGAGGGCTGACAGATGGCACAGACGGACGAGTTTCAGAATTGGCGCGACGCGCTGGCTGGCAATGCAACGGCGCTTCACGCCGACATTCCGAACCCCGGATACTACAAGGTACGCGCCGGCAAGGACGGCCCGTGGCAGCCGGTGGCGATCTGGCGCAAGGACGGCAACCTTGTCTGCCGCGTTGCTGGCGAGATGAAGGACCCGCTCGAGGTCTGGACGTGGGCGGCCAAAAATCCGGTGAGCAAGGAAGCGGCGAAGCACGCATTCGAGCACGGGACGTGGCCGGGCGACGTGCCGATGCCAGGGCACAACTCGGGCACGCTCAGCTTGCCGGAGGAGATCGACGACGCGGTTGCTCAGGTCTCCGCGTGGCTGTCATCGACGAGGGTGGCCGACAAGGTCGCGGCCGACACGGCATCGAACTGGCGCGCTCGCCTGCTCGATCTCAGCAAGCGCGCGGACAAGCAGCGCGAGACGGAGAAGCGCCCGCACGACGACGCGGCGAAGGCGGTGCAGGCGAAGTGGAAGCCGGTCATCGACCGTGCGACGGACACTGCCAACAAGCTGCGCGACGCGCTCACCGCCTACATGCGCGCCGAGGACGAGCGCCAGCGGCGTGAAGCTGAGGCAGCGCGCAAGGTTGCCGAGGAAGCCGCACGCAAGCAGCGCGAAGCCGCAGAGGCCGCACGTCGCGAGGCGGCGGCTAAGAACGCGCCACCGCCGCCGGAGCCTGAGGACGTGCCGTTGCCGTTCGTCGAGCCGCCAAGGGTGCAGGTCGGCGGCCAGACGGGGCGCAAGACGGGCCTTCGCGAGGTCACCCGATACGAGGTCGAGGACTACGAGGCGGCGCTGGCAGCGGTGAAGGATCACCCGGACGTGCGGGCCGCGGTGGAGAAGGTGGCGGCGGCGCGGTGCAAGACCGGCGTTGCGGTTCCGGGCGTGCGGACGTTCAAGGAAAAGGTGGCGGCATAACCATGGGCGCGGTCCAACCAATTGACGCAGTGATCACGTTGCCGGCGATCCAGAAGCTTGCCGAGCAATACGACCTGAGCGCAGCGCACTTCGCGTTTACGTTTCGAACCGTGGCGATGCCACAGCCCCACACGGATCAAGAGTTTGTGTCGTGCTGCCTCGTTGCGCGAGAGCATGGGCTGAACCCGCTCACGAAAGAAATCTACTTCATGAAGACGAAGGGCGGCGCAATCCAGCCGATCGTCTCTGTCGATGGATGGGTCCGCAAGTGCAACGAGCACCCGCAGTTTGACGGACTGGAGTTCGAGGACATCAACGACGACAAGGGCAAGCCGATCGCTGTCACATGCACCATCTATCGCAAGGACCGAACTAAGCCGACGCGCGTCACTGAGTATTTGGAGGAGTGCGGAGGCGGTGCCGTGTGGAAGACCCACCCACGGCGCATGCTCCGGCACCGAGCGCTCACGCAGGCTGCTCGATATTGCTTCGGCTTTGCCGGCGTCATGGACCGGGACGAGTTCGATCAATGGGAAGCGCAGAAGACGCCTCCCGTCGCGTTGAAGGCAGTCGAAGACGTTCCCGACATACCCGACGCCTCTCCGTCTGACACCGAAGACGCGCGGGCGGCCATCAAGCAAGCGATCAGCGTCGAGATGCTGAGTCACATCCGTGACGCCTACGCTGACGCGGACTGGCCGGCGCTGGAAGCCGAATACGAGGCGAAGCGCGAAGAGCTGCAAGCGCGTGCCGCATGACCCGCGTCCGTCTCCGCCTGTTCGATCTTTCACTGGTGAGGCACTGGCGTTCCGCCGGCTACCTGCCCACTGAGATCGCACAGTCGACGCGGATGGACATCCTGACGGTTTACCAGTGCTGGTGGGAGATCAATGGCCATGAGCAGCATTTCAGAACGCGCGAGCGCGATGGTGCAGCCGCTCCCTCAGCGCGAGAGACCGCTGTCGGAACAGTACCGGCTGGTGGCGAAAGCATGGGTCGAGGCGGAGCACGCGGCGAGCCTGCTGGAGGACACCAAGAGCGCGACGCTCGCGCAGATGATGGTGGCCAAGGGCGACATGCCGGTCAGCAAGGCAGAGATGCTGACCAAGGCCAGCCAAGACTGGCGTGATCACCTAGAGGTCATCGCGAACGCCCGCAAGCTCGCCAATCTCCGCAAGGTCCAGATGGCCTACGTCGAGATGAAGTTCAAAGAGTGGATGGCGTCGGACGCGAACCAGCGCAGCGAGCGGAGACTGAGCCGATGACCACCGACCATCGCCTGATCGTCCTCGGCGGAGCGATCCTGTTCGTTATCGGAATGCTGGCGGGGTCCGTGCTCCAGCTCATCAGGGGGTGCTTGTGATGAACAGAGACGACGAATTTGCTGATCGCATCGAGCGCCTCTTGGGTGCCGCAGTCGAAGCCTTGCGCGCTGGCGACGTGGATGGAACCACGATGCTGGTTCAAGAGGCCGCCGCCGAGTCCGCTTACTACGACTATCTGCGGACTCACCCTGAGCGCGCGGCAACCGCGCCACCGTGGTCGCGGCTTTCGTTCGCTGCCAAGCAGCGCTGGATCGCAAGGATACAGCCGAGATGACCAAGCGACCGAGGGATTCCGTGAAGGCCCGGCGCATCTGCGTCGACACGCACTCTTACATTGGACCGTTGGGCCGGAAGTACATTGATTGTCACGTCTGCAAGCTGCCGATTGATCTCATCAACACCAAGCCGGCGGACTGGAGAGCGGATCATATCAAGCGCCATGCCGAGGGCGGCGGGGACACGCCGGACAACCTCTGGCCTATCTGCATCGACTGCGATGCGGGCGCCGATGGGAAAGCCGCCGAAGACACGCGCGCCGTCGCGAAGGGCAAGCGGATGGGCAACCGGCATGACGGGGTGAAGGTGCCGGGGAGGGCTTGGCGATGAGCAAGGTGTTGCGACTGCCAAAGCTGTTCCGCGCTCGCCGGCCGGACCCCATTGCCGGCGGTGCTGTGGAAATCCAGGCCCTCTCAAATTGCTGGCGCGAGATCGGCGGGCTTCACGCCACAGCCCAGCTTCGTGTCATCGAGCACCTACGCCAGATCGTCGACGAACGGGCCATGTATGAAATGCAGGAGATACCCCATGAGTGAGAAAGACGGCGGGCCGGCGTTTCCGCACTTGAAGCCAATGTTCCGTTACGACGGCAACGGAATTGCGACAGAAGTGGCGCCTGAACTCAACGGCATGAGCCTTCGGGACTGGTTCGCGGGGCAGGCGCTGGCTGCTTGCATAGAGGTTACGAGCCAACAAACGGAGCTTCACCGCATTCGTGAAACGGCGAAGGCAAAGAAAATTCCGGAAGATCAACTGACGCTCACGATAACGGCAAAAATGGCATACGCCTACGCCGACGCGATGCTGAAGGCACGGGGCGAGACATGACCCGCGCTCTCTGGCACTGCGCCAACGCCGCCGTGTTGGTTGCGGTCTTGATTGCTTCGTTCCCGTTTTTTGTCGCGGCGGTCATTCATCAGTCGTGGCGGTGGGTGGAGCTCCAAGCCGTCTATGGCGGGGACGAAGCACAGCGGGACCGGGACGAGTGGAGGGGGACATGACCCGCCCAGCCTACATGAGCCGGGAGACCTTGGCGCGCACGCTCGAGATGGCGGTCGGGGCTATCGACCAGCTCGTCAAGCGCGGGTTGCTGCCACCTCCTGTCATGATCGGCGAGGCGCCGCGTTGGCGGTGGGAAGATGTTGACGCGTGGGTCAAGGGGACTCGACAGGGGGAGATCGGTAAGGATGCTAACACTACCGACGATCCTTACCTCGCAGGGCTCTCCAATGCCCCCAAGGCTGCCGCCGCACGTCGTCATGGTCCGCAACAAGACCGGACGCCCGTACTACTACCTGCACAGGTTCAGAGGGACAGCGCGAGCTGAGCCACGGATCCGCCTCCCGGATCCTGAGGTCGAGCCCGACGCGTTCTGGCTGGCCTATGCCGACGCGATGAGGTTGCCGCCGCCGCGGATCCGCACGGACACGATAGAGGCGCTGTTCGACGCGTGGCGCGGATCCCCGGAATGGACCTCGATGAAGGCGAGCACGCAGCGCGAGTGGGGCCGCCTAGCTAAGAAGATCCTGAGCCATTGGGGATCCCTAGAGGTCAAGGGGATCGAGCCCAAGCACGTGCTGGCTCTGCGCGACCACTATGCCGACCGTCCCGCCACCGCGAACAATATTCTGCGCGTGCTCGGATCCGTGATGAGCTGGTCCGTCCCGCGCGGCTGGCGGGAGGACAACCCGTGTCGCGAGATGAAGGCGCTCAAGGGCGGAGACGGATACGAGCCCTGGCCGTGGGACGTGATCGAGACCGCCCGCGCCGAGCTCCGCCCTGACCTGTGGTGGGCCGTGGCGCTGGCGCTCTACACGGGGCAACGGTTAAGCGACGTGCTGGCCATGCGGTGGTCAGCGATCAATGCCGGCGGGCTGCTGGCAGTCAAGCAGGGCAAGACCGGCAAACACTTGATGATCCCGATTCACCGGGACCTTAGGTCCGTGCTGGACAACGTTCCTCGCCGGGCCGTGACGATCCTAACCAGCGCTGAAGGCATCCCGTGGCGGGGCGGCTTCCAGACGGCGTGGCGCAAGCACCGGCCCCGGCTTGTGGTTGAGCGCGGCCTGGTCTTCCACGGGCTCAGGAAGTCCGCCGTGGTGACGCTCCTCGAGGCCGGCTGCACCGATGCCGAGGTGGCGGCCATCACGGGGCAGAGCCGGGCCATGGTCGAGTGGTACGGACGGATGGTCAACCAGCAAAAATTGGCGCGTGCAGCCATCCTAAAATGGGAGTCCAAAGGTGGATGAACGGGTGATCATTGCTCAGGCACCTCGCTACACGGTCGACAGGACTGGCGTTGTGAGGTGCGGCGAAAGGGTGATCAGGGGGCGACACGGCATAGGCGGCTACGTTAGCGTGGCCCTTACCATTGAGCCGAACAAACGGCGACGCTTCCTTGTGCACCGGCTTGTGTGCGAAGCATTCAATGGACCACAGCCAGACGGGGCTCGGTACGTTCGCCACCTCGACGGCAACCCTGCGAACAACGTTCCCGAAAACGTGGCCTGGGGTACGCATCTCGACAACATGCGAGACCGCGACCGCCACGGGAGGACGGCTCGCGGGGAAGCGCAAGCGAAGGCCAAGTTGACCACGTCGCAGGTCATCTCACTGAGGACGAACGTAGCGAGCGGGATGACGACCAAGGAAGCCAGTCAGGTTTATGGCATCTCTCAAATGCAAGCATCGCACATTGCTACAGGCCGCGCGTGGAAGTCAGTGGGCGGACCAAGGTCTAGGCGCGGTAGGTTTGGCGACCCGGCGCGGTCGTAAATAAGTACGTTCCCGAGATGGGCAGCCCACGGCCGTTCACTCCATCTGGCTGTCACCAGATGGACGCGGCTGGACCCGGTGCAACTCCGGGCGGGAGCGCCAGATTGAAAACACCATTGCAAACATTAAATCCCATGATCGCAGAATGGATATTAAGTAACTGAAAATATTGGAGCGGGTGAGGGGAATCGAACCCCTATCATCAGCTTGGAAGGCTGTGACTTTGCATCTTAAATGCTTGTGGTGCTTTGACGTTGTGTTTGCACCAGGGTCGGAACGTCCGGCGAATAGGGCCGGAACTTGTACACACCGACCCTCCATTCCCCTTTTCAGTCCTTGTGCCGACACAGGCAGCACCGCCGCCCCGGTCGACACCAACTCGTGTAGCACCTGAACCGCCGCCACATGCTTGGCTACCTCTTCGCTTTGGGCTCCTTTATCGTCACGCAGCTTGTGCGGCTGCTAGAATAAACTCTGCTGCAAGCTGGGGGACGATCGCGTTTCCGAAGGCGCGGCGCTGATCCACGCCGGCGGGTATCCCATTAGCCACGCGAGCCACGTTGGGTTCGGCATTCCACCAAGCACCGTAGCGAGCGAAAGCCCCGTCGAACTGCGTGTGGCCTTCGCGTAGTCCGGTCCAGCGTTGCCGCCGCTTGCCCTCGGGGTAGGAAAGAAACCACAGCCGGGGGCGATCTTGCAGGGAGCCGACGCTCGCAGCCGGCAAATCAGCCGCCCCGCAGGCGTAGCCGATGGCTTCCAAGTCAGCGAATACACCGTCGAGCCAAACCCACGCGCCCGCAACTTGCTCTCCAAGGATGATTGCAGGGCGATACTCGCGGACGAGCCTGAACCACGCGGGCCACAAGTGTCGATGGTCGCCGGCGCCACCTCTGCGGCCCGCCTTAGACCATGGTTGACACGGGCACGATCCCGTCCACACCGGCTCGTCGTCTGGCCACCCGGCCAATCTGAGAGCGAGAGACCATCCGCCAACGCCGGCGAAGAAGTGGTGTTGCGTGTATCCATGCAGGTCCCCAGCCGTTACATCCCGTATGCTGCGGCAGTCAACATCGCCGTCAGCGACAACGCCGGCGTCGATTAGGTTGCGCAGCCATTGCGCCGCATACTTGTCGCTGTCGTTGTAGTACGCGCGCGGCACAGCGATGCTCCTAAACTTCCGCGTTGATCCTCATGCACCGCGTCCCGTCACTGCGACGCGTGTAGCAGACCCAGTAGGTGATGCGCTGTGCCATCTTCGGCGTCGTCAGCGTCTCACCGCAGCGCCTACAGGTCACTGTTTGCATGATGCGCCCCGCGAGGGATCACGGCGAAAATCTCCGACGCACACCATGCGCCGTGTAGGCGTGCTCCGACCTGCTCGCATCTAAGCGCCATCACATCTTCGCCGAGCGCCTTGAACGTCAACTCGATCACCTCGGGCAGCTTGGCCAGCACCTCGTCTCGATCCTTGCCACTGGCGACAAGTCCAGTCATGTCGAGGCTGCTGCTGTAGACGCCGGACGCGGCGTGTTCCAGGTCGATCCGGATCAGCTTGGCTTTCATCGGCAGGGCCTCCTTGGTTTCACCGTTTCTTCTGGCGCACCAGCGCCAACAGTTTCGGGTCTTTGATGACGTGATGCCGGAGTGTCTGCCGGGACACCCCGACGTGACGAGCGGCATCGCTTAGATTGCCGTGCTTGCGCAGGTGGCGCAGCGCAGCCGGCAGATCGAACTTGATCTCTGGTCCGTACCGGCCGCCGCGCTCTTTGTGGCTGGCGATGCCGACCCGCGTCCGCTCGGCGATCAGCGAGCGCTCTAGCTGCGCCATCGTCGCCTGGATAGAGACCATCGCCTCGCCGATCGGCGTGCTGAAATCTATCGGTTCTGTGAGGCTGCGGAACTCAATCTTGCGCTCGCGGAACTGCGCCAGCAGCCCCAGGATTTGCAGCGTCTTGCGGCCCACGCGGTCGATCTTCCAGACGATGAGAGTGTCACCGGGGCGCAGCGCCTTGAGCAGTTTTTCGAGAGCCGGCCGGCGCTTGCTCGCGCCGCTCACCGTCTCGACATAGATGTTCTTCGCCGGCACGCCAGCGCGCTCCAGCGCGGCGAGCTGCATGTCGAGCTTCTGGTCGGCGGTGCTGACGCGCGCGTAGCCGAACACCATGCCCGTGCGCTGAACAGAGTTTGCCATATGCCGCCGATCGCGTCTGATGTGGATACCTCGTCTCATGGTTTAACTTTTTACACGACGACTCTTTACAACGCAAGCGCAATCGTCTATGTTCTCACCATCGAACACGGGAGAGACAGTCATGTGGACGGCGATCAAGGTTTTTGGCGGGTGGAAGGTGCATCGGGTGCTGGGCGCGCATAGCGAAGAGGCGCCGGGCGTGTGGCGCAGCGAGCGCCTTGCGATCAAGGAGGCGGCCCGGATCAACGCGGGCGGCCATGCGGGGTCGATCAAGGTCATCCCGCCCTCGCCGGAGTACTTCAAGCGAGCTTCGTAGCGCGCGAAGACCGGACCTCGGGTGGCTGGGGTGACAGGCCGGAGAGACGGCCACCTAACCGACGACGATAGAGGCCCGTCTACGACGGGACGGACGGCAG